AGCTCATCAGTGTTTATGGCACCCGCCGCAATTTGTCCTGCGGTCAATGAGTTAGCAACAATGGCATTTGCTGGTAGCGTTCCAGAGGTTACGTCTGCCCCGTCAACTGCCAACGTCCACGAACTACCGTTGTAGCGGTAGAGCTTGTTGTCTGTCGTGAGGAATGCCATGTCGCCTTGTGCGGCTGATACTGGCAGTGTTGAGACAACTTGCACAGGATTGATGCCAGAGGCAAAAGCCGCAATATCAATCGCGCCATCGGCAATCTGCTCAGAGCCAACTGCGTCATCTGCTATTTGCTCACTACCAACTGCATCATCTGCAATATCGCTAGAGCCTGCCACAGTTGATACACCGCTGAAGCTGGCAGTGGCCGCTGATTTATTACCAGAGAAATCCACAGACTTTAGCCAGAAGTAGCGAGTCACAGCACCTGACAAGCCAGTAACCACATACTCCTCGCCATCAACTAAAGCCGTAGGTGAAGCAGGTATCGAGTTGCTAGTGTTTACAAAAACCTCGACGTGCTTAAAGTCGATGTCGCTAGGATTGTTCCACTCCGCAGTGATTGTCTGTATTCCGCCCGTAGCCGCGCCCCCTGTTGGTGCGCTTGGTGCAGTCGTGTCCCCACTTAGTGCTTGGTTGCTTAAGGTCGTGCCTGTGCTACTTACACCAATTAGGTTTTCGGCCTGTACTCGGAAGTCATAGTTAGAGGTGACATCGAGGCCGCTTATGTAAATTCGTGGCTCACGGCTTGAAGCGTAAAAGTAATCAGTCGTGCCTGTCTTGTTGTAGCGCACCTTGTAAAGCTCAACAAAGGCGTCATCGGGCGCTGTCCATGACAACTGCACTGCACTAGAAACGCCACCGTCGGGGCCGCGTAAACCAATCTCAGTTAAAGTAAGGCCAGTGACGTTATCGACCGTTCTACCGTCGTATAAGTCCAGTTCACCGCCAGACAAAAAGTCTTCTTCGTCTGAGGTTGTCCAATCGTAAATAGCAGAGGCTGTTTCGATACAAACAAGATTAACTGCCAACGCCTGCCCATCGCCTACCGCTAGTGAGTAGTCGATTACTTCGAATACTTTAGAGCTATAGTTAAGCCTGTCATTTGTAACTTGTATTGTGTCACCGACTTTAACCTGCAAGCCTTTAAGGTTTACCGTCATTGTAATCACGACTTGCTGGCGTGACTTTAGCAGTGCGATTTTAGCGAGCCGTTGTGCCTGTAAGTTATTAGTTACGAAAGGCAGAGGCATATCTAAGTAAAGAGGGTCGCCATCCTCTGTGGCATAGCTAGAGCTAATCTGAGGAGGGTAATCTAGTACCTTGTAGTTTTTCTCTTCAGATACAAAGATGCCTTTGACGCCGTTGTAGATGCCTCTACGGGACTGTTTTGTCTGCGTCTGTATCTCACTAATAACGTCCGCTTCTGTAAAAGTATGCGTCGGCGTCTTGTAATCTGCGCCGTCGATAAAATACTTGCCACCCGAGTAAGTTAGTTTGCCGCCCATAGAGGCAAGCAATTGCTCGATATTGGCTTTAATTTGGTTTGCGGTGTCGATAACGCCGTTACACTGATAGCGGTCTTGTGTTCCGCCAGCGTCTATCGAAACTTGCTCATCACATAAATTAGCCGCCGCGATTAAAGCCGTACTGTCTATGTTTGTGTTTGCTTCTCCAAGCCCATAGCTTGAGTCGAGCATGTAATCACGCAAACAAAGTGCAGGGTTTTGGCTGTACGCAATTACGTCTAAACGTGGGTCGTAAACTTTTTTGCCGCGCACGACGGCAGTTATATTCGGCACACCTTGAGGGAATTTATCTTGGTTCCACTCAAGTCTTAATGCAATGTATGCCATGCCCGATAGTTTGTGGTTTGATGTCCAAAGAACATTGGCGCTAGTTAAGTCGCTTGATGCCGCCTGCGTTGCTGTGCCAAATTTTCGGTCGATAGTGACGTATGTACCCCAGTCGCTTTGGAAGCCGCCTGTCAGTGTCCATATCTTCTTGTCGTTAAACCAAATCTCGTCGTAGGCTTGGATTTCATGGCTGGCAAAAACAATTGCCATATGGAGATATTTATTGTCATCGCCTGAGTGCGAGATGAAAACGACTTGACCGCCGACTCGCATTTTCCCGTAGATGATTTTGCGAGTGCCAGCAGGCTCGCGAGTTGTCTGCGTAACACCCCGCATTTGTGCGCCGATGTTGGGCTTTGGTGCCAACGCACGAGATACCATTGACAAGCCAGCACCAAGAGCAAAATAACCAGCAAAAGCGGCAAAGCTACCAGCCGCAAAACTAAAAAAAGCCGCGCCAGCCGCCGCCGCTCCAATACCTGCCGCTAATCCCGCAACTGCCGCAATAGCCATTCTGTTACCTCAGAACTAAAGAATAAACGCGCTCGATTTCCTCGAAGTTCAACCGCTCAAGGATTGCGTCGAATGGCTGATGCGCCTTGGTGTTTATGTGTAGCTTGGTAATACCTTCTGCCGCCAGCGAGTCGATTGCGAACTTGATTAGCTTGACGCCCGTTAAGCCTTTGCGAGCGGCCTTCGTCAAAAAGATGATGTCATTGTTAGCAAATAGGTGGTCACGGTAGTGCAGTGACTTGCTGACGATAACAACGAAATAACCCATTAGTTTGTCGTCTTTACGAGCCGTGTAGATTCGCAAAGCGTTGACGTTATCGAGTCTTGCGTAGCCTTCCCAGTCAGGATTTAGCTTAATGATTTCTTTGTTCAGAGCTATTTCTTTCCAATGCTCCTCAAGTAGTGGCTCTATCTCACGCCGAACCTTTGCCAAGTTTTCTAGTGCAAAATCCATAGCAATTCCCTATTCAAGTATTTCTGGCTGTGCGCGACTGTCGCTACTATTACGTGAGCCACCGTCTCCGCCGCCACCACTAGCAACTTGACTGCGGCCCCACACAATTTCCTTCTCTGCCATCTCCGCGACAAACTCCAAGCCTTTATCGGTTGGGTAATCAATCTTCTGGTCCTCGGCTGTGTAACGTCTTACGCGTGTGCGCTCGAACTCAATAAGGCGGTTTTCGACAGCCATCTGTATCGTCGCAGTCTCAGACGAGTCATTGATAACCATTGTGTCCATAAAACCACTAAACACGGTTACAGGAGCGCTGATGACACCGTTGCTAGAATCCATAGCGCCTAGTTTTACGGTTAACTCACGGCCTTGGTAATCTTCGTCACGAGCCTTTGAAAGTAGTGGGTCAGTAATACCTGACAGGGTGACAGTAAGTCCGTTGGCTTGTAGCTCAGATGACTCTGCAATCTCGCCGATAGACAGCAACGTGCCAGCACCAACGTAGTCAACACTGCTAACAGTCAGCGTACCGATGCCGTTCCACAGGTTCAGATTGCCTGAATCGAACGCACACTGTACGAGGACTATTGGACGTACCAAGTCGGCGGTAACTGCCGTTTGCATCCCCGATGTCAATGACCTGCTCATATAGCCTCAACGCAAGCAAAAGTGAAACCGTACAGACTAGCCTGATTGATGCTCCATCCGATTTCATTAGAGGCCAGCCGCCAAGTTCCTTTAGGTAGGGTAAAGTCGAGCGGGCTACTTGATGCGGCAACCCGAAGCGGTGGCATGATATCAATAGACGATGAACTATTTACTTCAGTGATGATGTAAAGCGCACTGCCTATCTCGAAATAATCGCCAGCAACAGCGCCAGTAAACGAGCCTGTCAAAGTAGTTGCGTTTATAGCGCCCGTACCTGTTCCTGTGGCGGTCGTATTGTGCAAAGGGTTGCCAAGGGTAAAGGTATTAGCCTGACCTCTTAGACCCGCAAAGAACGCCTCTAACTGCTTGGCGTCTGCGCGCTTCATTGGCGGTAATGTGACTTCTGCCTCCCACCTAACACCTTGATGCTGATAAACCTGCTGGTCATAGGTAAAGGGAGACTGACTAATAGCCGTTGCAGAGCGCAACCGCATTGTCATCGACTGTATGCCTACACTAGGAAACGCCGCCATTATGCACCCACCATTGCCTTGCTGAAGCCGCCACCACGCATTCTAGCATCAGCGACTGCTGACTTGGCCGCATTGCTAATCTGTGGCAGTAGGTTAGCAATCTCAGCACGTACGGTTTGCTGTACGCCTGTCGTGACGTTGATATTCTGTACGACCGTTACGCCACCACCGCCTAACGCATTGTTAGGTATAATTGTGCCGTTGCCCGCTGGCACCATCAGCTCAGGGCCGCGCTTACCTACTATGTAGGGTCTGCCACCTGCAACGGGGCCACCCATTGCTTTACCACTAAAATCACTCGCTTCGATACCAAGAAAATCTGCATCTGCTCTAGCATTCATAGCAGAAGTTATTTTTCCTGTTATAAATCCAAATGCCGCGTCAACGATGTATTTTTGTATGAGCATTCTGATTAAGCTGTCGACAACGCTCTTTGCCATCGCCCTGATTGCGTCACTGAATTTCTTTGCGCCTGTTATTGCGTTAGTAAATGCTTCACCCAGCCCGTCAATGCCTTTATCTGCCAAATTAACTAACCCTGTTAGCAAGTCCTCGCCTTGTGTTCGCGCTTGTTTTAGGTTGGCAATAAAAGTGTCAAAGGCGCTAGGCAATTCATTTTGTGCGGCATCATTAAGTGACTTTGTTGATGAGGTGATACCTTCAATTGCTGGTATTGCGGCTCTTAGGGCTTCTATTTGTGCTTGAAAATTGACAGGGTCAATCAACTGAACGCGACCTGATTTTTGTGCCGCATCTAACAACTTCTGTAATTCTGCCCGTTGAAGCTCAAGATTTGATATATCTGCCTTAATCCCTTCTCCAAGTGGACCTGCAAAAATAGCTTCCTTACTCCTTTCCTGAAGGCTTGCAATTCTTTCGTCGATTTTTTCTATTGCATTAGTCAGTTGCTCCGCGCTTTGCTCACCACCAAAAAATGCTGTTAGTAAGTCTTTAGTTCTTATTAACTCGTTCGCCGTGTTGATTAATCCATTTGTCAGGGTTTCAAAGCCTTGTACTGCCGCAACAATTCCATTTACTACGCTAATGGCAAGAGTTTGCGCAAAAGCCTGCACACCACCATTTGTTTCATCGAAAGCACTAGCAACCTTTGTGGTCATAATGTCTGCAAGCGCAGTGATAGCTGGAGCTAAGGCGGCTACCGTTTGCTTGATAATGCCACTAAACAATGACTGCAAACGTGTCAGAGCGTCGTTTGCTTCTTCAACGCCTTCTGCCGCGTTAGACGACATAACGACACCAAGCCGACGCGATTCACCGAGCATGTCAGCCAAGCCCTGACGACCTTGCCCTAACGTATTAACAAGCGCCGCACCTTCAGAGTCAAATAGCTTAAAGGCTAAACGTAGTCGGTCAGATTCACTTTCTACGTCAGCAAACGCGTCAGCAAGCACCAACATGCGCTCGTCAAGTGGCAGTCGAACAAGGCTACGTGCATCCACATTTAACTCACGCAATGCGCCTTTAGCTTCACCAGTACCGACAGCCGCCTCTGACGCTCTACGAGTGAATCGCTGAAGCGCCATGTTCATCGTGTTAACTTCGACACCTGTTAGTTGCCCTGCGTACTGCAGGGCGCTTAAGGCTTCGGTGGTTGTCCCTATTTTCGATGCTGTTTTAGCAAGGGCGTCGGTAGCAATTAAAGAGTTTCGGGTGAGCAAGCCTAGACCGCCAGCGCCTACAGCGGCGACTAGCGCAGTCTTAAAGTTGAAGAATACTTTGGAGAGTTTGGCAAAGCCTGCTTGTATCGACCGCAGGGCTTTTTGCGTTTGGTCAAACGCCTTGATGATAATGCTGAGGGTTTCATTTGCCATCGTTCGACTCGCTCATAATCTTGAAGTAAGCGAGCCACTCATGAAACTCAGTAACCGATATCTGCTCTACTTCTTCGATAGTCTTGTGTAGGCGGTCAGCTAGTGCAATGAGATTCAGCCTAGACTGACCGCTTCTTAGTTTTTTTCGACATCCTCAACTGACTCGATAGTGCCGAACATCTCATTGGCAATATACGAGACAACGGTTGTCTCCTCCCCCATCAAATCAATCTTGTCCTCGCCAGAGCTAAACAGCTTCTCGCCATCTTTGCTTTCTGCCTTCATGACAATCAGGTCAACCATCGCGGCGATGCTAGGGTTCTGCATTACCTGTGGATGACGCTTCTGTAACTCGTTGAGGTCGTAGCAAGTAAGTGGACGACAATACAGGCTAAATGGCCCGTTATCATCAGCCCACTCTGCAACGCTAATTTTACGGCGAGACTGCTTGCGCCGCGCTCGTAACTCTTTAGCGAGTCCCATTAGTTAGTCGCTTCTGTGATTGCGCCTGATACCTGCACAGAAAATGACGCCTCTACTAGACCATCATACGATGCAGAGATAGTCTTTGCAGTCACGATGCCAGCACCTGCGTAGTACTTCTCGCCAGTACCTGTGCCAGTGGGGTGTATTTCCCAATCAATAGCGGCACCTGAGTCCAGTACGAGTTGCTGTGCGTCTGAGTCGTCCCACAATGCGTCGATAGTTAATGTGGCATCGGTTAGGCTAGACAGGTATGACTTAACTGTATCACCCATCACTGTATCTTCAATGGTGTCTGCCACCTCGTCGATAGAGTACGAGCGAACCTCGCCTACTACTGCCTCTGAACCACCACTAGCGGCAACCTTTACTGAACCGCTTGAGCCTTTATGTGTAGCCATGAATTTTCTCCCTTACGCGTCGCCGCGTGTGTATGAATAAAGAATCTGAACGGTAACGATAACGCCGCCTATGGGGTCTATTGTACCATCATCTACCTCAACGCTAATAACCTGCGTATCTATAGCGTGGCCGCCACGCGTCCTATCATCGTCAAGTTTTTCGTCGATAGCCTCCGCAATCTGATTACGGGCTGTGTCGATGTTCTTGTGCTTAACGTAGCAAATCAGTTCGTAGTCGATAGTGCCATGCCTACTGGTCAGGCTACCGCCAAGGCTGGCGTCTTCTCGTGACTCGTTTGCTGTGCGTACTAATATCGCTGGAAACTGTGCGTTAGACAGCTTGTCGAAGTCAAAAGGCTCACGCGTCACCTTCTTTACGTTAGGCGTAGAGATAGCGGACAGTGCGGTCACAATATTAGCGGCTATGTTTTCTCTAACGCTCATAGGTTCAGCCCTTTGAAGTAAACGTCACGGATAGCGCGTGTGTCGCTCTTGTTAAGCCCGAAGAATTGGCGCTTGCGGTTGTTCATTGCCGCCTTCTTAGATTCTGCTCTGCTATCAAAGTAAATCAAGCCATCTTGACCGCGCAAGCCTGACTGCATCGACTTACGCATTTGACCTGTGAATATCAGCTTAACCTTATCGACCTGTCTGCCTTTGCTCTTACGAAAGCCTTTGTAGGATTCTGAGTACGGTCTAAACGGTTGCTCGTTTACATCTAAGCCTAGACTGGTACGCTTCTGTATGCGGTTTAAACCTTCAGCCGCCGCTCTGCGCATCGCTCGCTTGTGGTTCTTAGTAAACGTGCGGCCTATCTTATCCACTATCTTGCGGAGGTCACGGGGCTTTGTATCTATGCTTACAGTAATCATCGGTCGAGTCGGTTAAGGGCGACAGGCTCTTTTTCTTTGTCCGTAACAGTGCCGTCGTTGTCTGCGTCGTACTCGACACCATCTTGGAATACTGCGTCTAGCTCCTCACCGTAACGCGCTTTGTAGAAATCAATCATCTGCAAAAAGCGGTCGTCATCTACCCAGTTTGTTAGCTGTGGTAGTGCGTACTTCCACAATACAAGATAGGCCGCGCTTCGTGTCCACTGTGACTCAGTCAAATAGCTTGCGACCATCTCGCCCTGTATGCCCTTGCGGTGCCACCAGCGATTGCGAATCTCACGCTCAATGTCTGCCTGTGCCTTTGCATGTTCAGCGGTAAACGCTGGAATGCCTAAGTCAAAGATGTCAGGAACAATTGCTTCTAAGTCATCGTCAGTGCTAAATGCCATCTATCTCACCATTTGACCTTAGCCGCCCAATACACCGCATCAAGCGGAGTGGCATTGCGTAGGTTTTTCTCATGTCTTGCGTACCAAGCCGCTCGCATTGCTTTGTCGCGGGCAGACTCACCGTCTTTTGGTGGGTAAGTCTTCGCGCCTTTAGCACCGAACCTAACTAGCTTGATAACGCCTTTGTAGCGAGCCAATACCGCATGCGACTTGTTGGGATGCCGTGGCGTTCGCTTTGCCACGTTGTAATCCTCAAACCGTTCACCGCGATAAGTGACTGCCATATAAACCTCAGAGTAAAGCGGCCCCGAAGGGCCGCATACATCTTAGAGTGCCGCGTCAAAC